CTAGAGGGGTACGGTTTCTGTCTGTACCAATTTTGTACCAATCAGGCTTTGCTCCAGCTTCCCGACTTCGCTCCAGTCTTCACTGGAGTTGATCCACCGGGCGTAGGTCGACAGTAGCATTTGCACGCTGTGGCCGAGCTGATTCGCAATGAACCCGAGGTTCATGCCTGCCATGAGGCACATGGTAGCGTATGTGTGCCGGCAGTTGTATTGCCGTCTGGCCCTGATCTTCAGCGCGACCAGCGCCGCCTTGAAGTGTTTGTCAGTCACGCTGGCCTGCTGGATGAACTCGAAGTTCTTCGTCGGCGGGAACACATACGGTGACTGCTTGTGCTGGCGCCGGCTCTGCTTCGCCCTCAAATTGGCCACTTCCCGGGCAACCTCAATGGCATTTAATGCTCGGCTGTTCAGCATGACTCGCCGCGCCTCGCGCGTCTTCGTGCGCTCCTCAATCTTATAGTCAGCAACGATTCTGCATACGTTTGCCACACGCCCCTCTGTATCCACCTCATCCCAGCGCAACGCCGCTATCTCCCCTGGCCGCATCCCGGTGTAAAACGCGAACTCGAAGTAGGCCGCATACACCCGCATCGATCCGGTCAGCACCTCATATAGGTGCCCCACAATCAAATCCGCCTCCACCACCGTAAACGGATCCACCGGTTTCTTAGCTTTCACCGGCAACTCAATCGAGCCGACCGGGTTTCGCGTGATCAACTCGTCTCTCACTGCGCTTTCAAACATCGTGTGCAGGCGCTGGATCGCCGAGCGCTTTACGGTGGACGATTTCCACGGCGTCTCGCTGACGATTTTTCGGATCATCGGCGAACTGATCTGGTCGATCGGGAGCAATGCTAGGTGCGGCATCCAGTAAATGTTGAGGGATATGCGGTAGTTTTTACGGGTGCCGCCTACGACTTCCCGACTGTCGAGCCAGGTTTGCGCGTAGCCGCCGAACAGGGGTGTGGCGGAGTACGTGGAATAGTTCGAGTTCGGGAACAGCTCGGCGTAACGCTGCTCGTCCATCACGCCGTGCTTGATGAGGCTGACTACTGTAGCGCGAAGATCTGCGGCTGCCTTAACGCCTTTTGGCGTTTGGGGATAGGCGAGGGTCTCACAGCGGCGGAACTTCCAGGTGAAGCGAATCCGGACTGACTGGCCCACAAATTCAACTCCGGCGGGCAATCCCAAAGGCTTTCTAGCCATGCCTCGTATCTCCTGATGCTGTAGTAAATTTGCCCATCGATTTCGTTCCACACCCCTTTCGGGATAATGTTTCGCTGACGCTTGCCCTGGAGGGCGCGCCGGGTGGTGCCGACCATCTCCGCAAAGTTTTTCTCGGCGACTTTGTCGGACAGGTACTCGACCGGTATCTGTTCTGCTGCTGCCATTGTGATGCTCCATGCCGCGCGTGGCGGCAGAAGGTGGTGATGGGATTAAGGTTTGAATTCCTCTGCGGGGCACAGCTTCCGCGCGTAGTCGAGCAGATCGGCCGACCAGTCGCGGCCAACCCCGTCGTCGAATGCGAACAGCATTCCCGCAAGAGCCTTTCGCAAGCCTTCATTTTCAGCTGCCGTCTCACGACCGATATCCCAGAAGCGCTGGCCCCAGTGGCCGGTCGGCGGTGGGTTGTTGTTTTGCGCGCCAAAGGCCAGGGCGCCAACGGCCGAGTCAAGTAAGTCGCGCTTGTAGGCGTTGTCGCCGTCGATGCTCAGGCCCCGCCGGCGCAGTGCACCGACCACCTCGTTCCTATCCAGTCCCTGGTCTTCGATGACGATGTCGCGTTCTGGCTCGCCCGGTGTGTAAATCACCAAGGCCAGTTTGGCGCCGGGCAAGCAATGCTCACTGAGCTTGACCAGAGCGTCGTTGGCGGCTTCGTGGAATCGCTGAACTGCTGACATACGAGTACCTCGCCCGCCGTACAGCGGCAGGCTTGTTGAGTGGGGGGAGGGGTTATAGGGTGAGTTCGTGGCCGAACGGCACACGGAAACCGGAAGCGTTGCGGTGGCCGCCACCGCCGTATTGCTTGGCAATCTCAGACACGTCGAGGCCTTCGTCCGTGCTGCGGAGGCTGAAGGTTCGCCCGTCTGGTGTGTCCCAATAGCAGGCAGCGAACGGTTCGCCTTGCGCCATGAGATGGCCGGCATCGCTGGTCAGGGTGTAAGGCAGGCTGGCGGCTGGCACGTCGTGGCCACCGATCACCAGGCGACGCTTAGTAACAGAGACCAGCTCGGCGACATCCTTGTGGTGCTTGCGCTCGATTGCCGCGCCATCTGAACGCAGCGTTTCAACGTCGGCGGCCATCAGTCGATCCCATACCTCGAAGTCGTAGGGGTAGCTGAACAGGTTGGCCTGAATCTCCCTGGTGCCGTCGAGTTTGAACAGCCACAAATCCCGGTCCTCGATGTGGCGCAGGAGCTGCGGCGGCTCTTGGTCAGGGAAGAAATGATCCCAAGCCAGCATCGCGCCGCTCCGGTTCATATCGAAACAGCAGGCTATGGCTGGGCCATTTTGCGAGTGAGCCATTGCGTGCGCAGTTTTCCAGCCGAGCAACGGGGATCCATCATCGTGCTGGGTGTCTTCTTCGATGCCTGCGTGGAATGGCTCAAAGCGGGCCAGGTCTTCAGCGGCGCTTTTATGGTGGTCGAGCACGATGATGCTGTTCGCCTTGTTCGCGAGCGCCGCCAGAACGTCGTACTTGTAGCTGAAATCGACGAGGATCACGTCCTTGTCCGTTACATCCGGCGGCTCTTGCCCGTAAACGCCTGGGACGAACTCAACATCGGCGCCCAGCGCCTGACGAACGACCCAGGCTGCGCCGAAGCCGTCAGCGCAGTTGCCGTGGTAGATGCACATCGTTTTTCGTTGAATTTCGGTCATGCGAATTCCTCGCCCGCCGTACACCGGCAGGCTGGTAGATGAGAGAAAAATGACATGAGGGGTGGCATGCAAAGCGCAGAAGGTCAGCTAACGTTAAATCGTTCGCCTCACCAGTTGCGTCTGCCAATCAGCTCGTCCCTGAGCAATTGGTGGGGCGAACTCATCACCGCGGCCCCTTGTAGCAGTACACGTAGGCGAACCAGGCGAGGGCGATCATGACTTCCTGCTCCGGCTCACATCTTCAACGGTGACGATGTGCGGAGCGATGTCCTTGATCGTGAAGAATTCAGGCTGGCAGTGTTTGCGCGCCCACGCCTTGAGCGGCCGCATGGCGCGTTCCAGCTCCAGCTTTGCGTCGGAATCCAGTGTTGGGTAGTTGTCGGCCCATTCACCAGCGTCGCTGTCATAGGCCCGCTCGCTCATATGCTCGAGCAAATCGTCTTGGTCAGGCAAGAAGGCTGCGGGATCGTCCTTGCACTCAGTGCCGCGATATACCGTGCCGCCCTCGTACAGGCCGGCCCTGTAACTTGCCGGGTGCCCGTCGCCATCGCTGTCGTGGCCGTAGTTGTCCTTCAGAAGATCTTCGAGGCTGTCGTAATCCCAAGACCCGTTGTCGCCTGTGAGCGACCACTTCTCACCGGTTTTTGGTGCCTCATATTCCGCTATCGAATTCGCCGCAGCGATCGGCAGCGCCAACCTGAACTGCTTGAGGTAGTCGCCCGGCGTTGAGCCCCAGCGGTTGACCAGGCACTCATCATCGATCGGCGCGTCTTCGTCATCGGGTTCGCCCGATGGTTCGCCGGGCACCATGAAGAACTCGCGCTCCACGTCGTGCAGCAGATCGGCGAAACGCTTGGTGTTTTCGATGTTGACCAGCAGGGTCGACAGTTCATGGTTGGAACTGAGACCGAACACGTTATAGATGCTGGCCAGCTCGGGCTTATGCTTGGGCATGACTTCGTCCTTGCCGCTATAGCGGCTGAAAGTTGTACAGAGAAAATGAATTCGTATAGCTGTTATGACCAGTTGTCCGATACCGTTCCGGCACGGTTTCACTTCGTTCGAATAGGTCTATTTTTGGACTTTAATGACCCTCACAAAGAACAGACGGGAGGGCTCTATGAGATTTAGAGGCGACATCTTCTGGGCGTGGGCAGACCCCTCGCTTCACCACAGGACGCACGTTGAAACGCTCAGTGATGGAACCCACATTGACGTGGAGGTCAGGCTATCCCGCGCTGGAGAGACTCAAATGTTCATCGGTGTTTATGCTGCCGATGGCATGGCGTTGCATGAAGAAGCTGTTGATCCACGTCGTGGCGAATCGATGACCAGAGTTTTGGCTTGGGGTGTCGGTCGAGCTCGCCAGCTGGCTGCTGCTGTAGGTGCGAGTACTTGCCGACCAGCTACGGCGAAATAGCTCTCTAACTTGCGCCGAGTCTCCGGAGGTGGCCGTGTCACATATGATGGATTTACCAATCGTTCACCACTACCGTGGAAAGGATGTGTTCGTGAAGTTCGATTGGCAGAAACCCAATGATGAGGTTCCGTCGGCAGTCCATCTAATAACTGAAGGGCAGGTCGATGGTTTAGGCATTGGTGCTATTGATCTTATTGGTCCGTGGGACGACTACCCCAGTGCATTGGCAGATGCGATGGCGATGGCTGAGCAGTGGATTAACAACCAGCTTCCCTAGATCGACACCGATTGTCGTGCGAATTAGCGCAGCAACTCAATGTGATGCCAGAATGCCCGCATAGGTACAGTGGCTCTATCCGGATCCAGGCCTATGACAGGTGTGCCGGTAGATGAGCAGTACAGAGGATTTTCGCTTCCAGTCCCACCAGTTTTTGCTCGAGCTCGATGCAGCTACTAACCACATGATGATGCTGGTATCAGCTCGACAGGTTACAGGCTATGCATGGGATGAAGCCGCCAAGCGCCAAAAGCTCGCATACGAGACATGGGCAGCTTTTCTCTATGGGCCTGAGACAGATCCGATGCCGAGCCTAGATGCTCGAGCGGCAGGTAGTTACATACCCCCCGCAGAGTGACAGGATCTCGATCATGAGCATTCACAGCCGTAATGCCGCCACCGTAACAGTCTGACGAAATACCGGCAACGCGCCGGCCTGCTCACGCACAGCCTTCATGCCCGCCTCGTCGTAACCCCAGATATTGCTGTCGTTGAATCGTGCAGGCCCGAGGTAGTCAGGATGTAGAGGCTTACCGGTGCAGATGTAATCCCGGAATTCTTTGACCAGATCCTTCAGCGTGCCACCGTGGCTGAAGCTGCGCCATCTCCCGCCCCATACCGTGTCATGTGTGAATATGCGCTTGCCGCTGTAGTCGTCGATGAACCAGACCTTGCCGCGGGCGTCGATCTCCATGCTGGCGTAGCGATTCACCGTCTGGCTATAGAAGAACCGGCGGCCATGGTCGGCGATGATCCGGATTGCCTGGTTGACCTGCTCACAACGTTTACGCTTCATCCACATGCTGTTTTCCGAATATCGGCAGCCGCGATATTCCGGTTTTGGCTCGTAATCGGTGGGGCGGATCACGCAGGCCAGCAGTTGGGCCCAGGTGTCGGCGTTGTTTGGCAGACAAATCCCAAACTCCTTGGTGTCGTACTCAACCTCACAGGAAAGCCGTTCCACTAGGTCAGCAGGGACCGCGATGTTTGAGCAGCCGCTGTTGTAGTAGCCAAGATGCTCCAGCACGCGGGTTTCGTCATAAGCGCCGGCGCTGGCCAGCTTCCAGCAGTAACCACTGTCATCTGAACGCCAAAGCGTGATTGCTTTATGGCGGCGGTGGGTGTGCTTCAGGCTCAGCACGATGAACGTGCCCGCCGGTTTGTTTTCTGTGGGCATGATTATGTGCCTCGGTGGTTAAAGGAAAAGTTGGCTAAGCTCATGGCGGTGAAATCTCAGGGGTACAGCCATGACGAGAAAACTGATCTGCCAGAAGTGCAATCAAGACACGTCTGTAGAGCTTTGCTTTGACGATGACATTGACAGCCAGGTCTTCAATTGCGAGCACTGTGGTGGGAGGCATGTTGAGGTAGAGACCGGTAAACTGCCGGGCTTCCCTGTCTTGAGCAGGTTCCGACTAGATGAAGATGAGTGATCGCGCCTTCGGCCAGGCATATGTTTTTTGTGGGTGTGGGCGTCCTGTGCCGGGGCATGCACGGGCGATGAGGTCTAGAACAGGGAAATAAAAAAATCGTTCGCCGAAATCGGCCAGGCTTACAAACCGTTGGTCTATCCATCCGAACGGAAGGCCTGGTCGTCATCTCTAACCAATAGGTAGACGTGACCGGTAATCAAGAGTGGTATCTGCGATGAGTACGAAAACCGATGAAATGGCGATCGTAATGATCGGCGACGAGGTCCTTCGGTTGCTCAGTCTTCCCGAGGACCAGCTTCATGAGCAAGCCTTTGAAGGCCTCCGCCTTATTGCTGATCTGGCGCACTGGCGAGATTTGGCTTACGGGATGGAATTGCTCAAGCCCTCTTCTTGCTCAGTGCAATAGGTGAGGTTGAGTCAGGCGGCCGCTTGAGCTTCTTGTTTCGGCGGCCACTCGGCGAACCCAACCTTTGGCGCTTTGGTCTTCGGGTTGATGATAGGCTTGCCCTTGGCATCAACCAGGAGTGCTTTCGTCCTAATCCTCATGTCGCGGCATTTCCCCGATTTGCGAGCGAGCTCAATGAACTGCTCGGCATACTGAGGGGCGTCGAATAGCGGACTGAGTTGCTTCACCTTCGTGCCGGCCATGATCTGATCTGCGCGAACACCAACCTTGTGCATCCACTCGTCGACGGTCAGTTCGATGGTTTGGCCGTTCTTCTTTGGGTCAGGCCGAGTTGTTTTGGTTGTCTTCTTGGCTTCAGCCAGGGCGACGTCGCGGGTCATTCCAAACACTGCGAAAGTACTCATAAGCAATCTCCAGGCAGACGCCTGCCTCGCGGGCTGGCGTGATTCGTTGAAGTGGTGAGGCGCTGGGGTTGCCGGAGATCAGGCCAGATAGGCTCGGTCGAAGTCGCTCAATGGATGGCGCGGACGCTGGCGAAATTCCTTCAGCGCGACCTTGTAGCTGGCCTTTGCCGCCTTCATTGTCGGAGCCCACTCGCCAGCGATCTCCAGCGATTCGTATGGTGACCAGTAAGAGGATCTGGAATGGCGATAAGCGCTGCCACGCGGGTAGCGCACCATTCTGTATTCCCACTTCCCCCACTCGCCACGTTGCTGGAACTTCGGCTGATTGATGCCGAGGAAGTGGGCGAACCCGTCGTAGCATTCGCACTCATCAAGGTATGCATCAAACTTGGTGCGTCTGGGCGGAGGTGGCAATGGCGGCATTTTTCGCAGAGCAAACAGCTGGCCCTCGTCGGTCGCGCGATAGACCACCTCATCGTCAGCACAGAAGGCCGGAGCCTTGCCGCGGCACATAAGGCCGGCTTCAACCAGCACGTCGAGATTGTTCGCGTCGTCGTATCCCGGGCTAGTAAGGAAGTAGTTGCGGCTGATCTCGCGATGGCGTCCATCGTCTGGGCGAAGCCCCAAGGTGTGCCACAGCAGCTCCATCTGTGCTTCGGTCGGCTTATTGTCCATGGTGTTCTCCGTGCAGGCGCCGCCCCCCGTCCAGAGCGCGGCGTTGCGGTTGTTGTTAGGCGGCTGCGCGCTTTAGTTGTTCGGTAAGCTGAGTTGGCAAGCCACGCAAGGTCAGCGTGCCGCCGTCTTTGTCGAATTCGATTTTTGAGCCGAGAAGGTGCTGCTCGAAGCTGATCGACAGGCCCTCGGCGCGCCCGGTGAAGCGCCTGAATTTGTTCAGGGTCTTCTTGTCGGCGGGGATGGTGGCCGACAGGCCGTAGTCCTTGTCGCGGATGAAGTCGGCGAACATCTTCGGCTGATTCTCATCGATCAGCTCGGATAGCTCGTCGATGGTTATCGGCTCGCCCAGTTTGGCCTGGGTCATGGAGTAACTGACCAAGGCGTGAGTCTTCTCACGGGCCGACTCTTCGCCCAGGTCTTCGCTTTTCACAAAGTCGCTGAACGCCTTCAGCAGGGTGCGGGTCTCGCCCGGCCCGTCGACACCTTCCTGACAGCCAATGAAGTCGCGGAAGTAATCGTTTGCCTTACGGCCGTTCTTGCCCTTGATGAACGAGATGTACTGGCGCGATGCTGGGTTGCTCTTCCACTCGCTTAGATTGATCCGCGCGGCCAGATGGATGTGATCGAGATCCAGGCGCCGGACTGTCGTCAGCGTCAATGAGCCGGTCATTACGACGGATTCGGTTTCCTGCACCAGGGCAATGGTCAGATATTCGGTCATGCCTTGCTGGTAGTGACAAAAGAGCACATTGCCACCGACCGAGAGGTTCGACTCCTCCATCAGCCTTGTCAGGTGGTCCACGGCTTCGCCGCAGAAATCCACAAAGCTTTCGGTGCCGGCCATGTACTTGCCGAGCCAGCCACTGAGAGGGAAAGCGCGCGATTCGGCATGAAAGAAGCCCCAGGCCTTGCAGGTCTTGGCGTTGTAGCTTTCGTTGAACTGGTGCATCAGGTCGTCTCGAGCTTGGCTCTCGACCAGCTCTGCGGCGCTGCGATGCAGAATTGCCGGGCTACCGTCGGGCTTCTTGTCGATCTTGTGGATAACGCTGTGAAGAACGGGCATTGGGAGTACCTCGGGTAGGCGCCGCCCTCCGTGCTCGGATGCGACAGATGAAGTTGGTTGGGCTGGATAAGCCAACAGTATTGTTGGAGTGATGGCCATATGCTGTAGTGCACGATCTACTCACCAAGGGAATGGCAATATGGCTTCTTACAAGTACGCAGAAAATGTCGTAAAGAGCAGCTCAGAGGCTTTCGACAAAGAATTTAAGCCTGGCGAAAAAGCTACATGGCACGGCATTTACAAGTGCATCAATTGTGGAGATGAAATTGCCATTGCCGCAGGCCATACACTTCCCTCTCAAAACCACTATCAGCATAAAAACAGCAAGCCAGTTATTTGGCGTCTAGCTGTGTATTCAATGCAGAAAAAGGATTAAGTCGCGATATTCTCCAATCGAATCGCTAGCCGTCTTCGTTGGGATCAAGCCTCGACCCCGGTCTTGGCGAACCGCTCAAGCTGTCGAGACTGTTTTTCCGTGATGATGATTTCCGGTCGCGACATACTGGCGAACCGTATGGACTCGTCAGTGGGCGCTGCAGCCAGGTTGATCAGGAACGTCGACACCGTCTCCTGCCATTCCTCGAAGTCGTGGCGCTCGCCGAGAATATTTAGGGCATCATCCAATGCCTTAGAAACAATCAGCGAGCGCTTCTCGGCGCCGACCCGGTCGAGCAAGGCCTTCTCCTTGGCGCGCTTGTCCTTCTGTAATTCCGCGTTGCTCTTGGCCATGGCCTACCTCTTCAATTCCGCTAGCCGGCAAGTCCAGCCAGGTGTGTCGTCGGCGCTGGTGCGCCCGGTTGATCATTCGTTTCATTTGGGCGAGGCGAACTTGAAGCCGTTCTCTCTGGCGATCAGCTCGATGCGCTTCTGCCGGATACGAGTTTGCGTTGCTGCTGCGCTGGGCGTGATGCCTGTCGCCGCCAGAGCCTTGAGCATGGGTGCGAGCTTGTCGCGTTCGGCACGCAGGCGTTCGCTGTGGCCGCTGGCGCCGGAGAGACTGGTCTCGCCGCTAACGCCTGATGCGATCAGCTGAACCGTCTTGCCGGCGCCGAAGAACTGATCCATCTGCTGGTTCAGGTTAGCGATGATCGAATCTCGCGGGTTTGGCATTGGCTGGCCGATCATTGCTGTGCTCCGAAGTAGGCGAAGACGAACAGCAGCACCGCGCATCCGATGGCCCAGCGCAGGAGAATCCGCCCGAAGCGGCTGCCGGTCAGTCGGACACCTTCGAAGAAGTCCGCGTTCTGCTCGAGCTGCTTCGCGTAATCGCAGGCCATGTCGTGGCCGTCACGGGCGCCGCGGGAGACGCCGGTGTCATGCTCGACAACTTCGAACTTGTTGCCGCCCAGGGGGATGACGTTGAAGCGTGGCGCACGCACTGGCTCTTCGCGACCGATCATCTGGTACATCTCCGAAGTGGACATCGAGATACGCTCCCGCAACACCTGCAGGACCGCTTGTTTTTGGCGAATGGTTTGGTTCATGGCTGATCCCTCGGTGTGGGTTGCGTGTATTCGTCAGCACTCGCGCCGCCTGCTGGTTGCCGTTGGGCGCAGGGGAGAGTGCTGACGGATAAAGGCAGGCGAAAAAAAGCCCGATCGGAACCGGGCTTTTGTTTTGCGTCACGAAGACCTCCCTACGTGAGCGCCTCCCAGGCCCGCTACTGGCGACAGCCTGGGTTTGAATCATCAGCGGTGACCTTGAACTTTGGGGTGACCTACCGATTGCTCGGCCAGTGCGCGGTAACACCGTCGGCCCAGATGTCCGCTGCCTGCCAGGGTGTAGGGCGCAGCCTTCAGGCTTACTGCGCCACGCGGGTGAAGCGATGGTCTACTTCATGGCTTTAGCTCCTGTTGCGCGCTCACTGGGCAGGCAGTGGCCACCTATCGAAGCTGCATTGGAATGTCGGTCCTGACCAAGTTGCCTAACTACGTCCGCCCGTTCGCATACAAACAGTTGGCCTGGATCAGCTTTTTTCATGGGGCGCCGACATTCCGATGCAGCCTCTGTCGAGGTAATCGGGCTGGTGTCGTATGGCAAAACCAGCAATGCCCCAACTTATTTCTCAAGTTGGCAGAAGTGATGCAGGGGGCCGCATTGCGCGGTGCAGAATTCGTCCGCATCGGGGTGTGATCTGGTGAGGATTTACTGCTCTCTCTGCCCTGAGGCTTACTCTGCACACCAGTCAGATCACACTCCGATGCGGCCTGGTGCTGGGGAGTGCCAGGGCATCGGGAAAGTCTCCAACCTTCTGACGGGGTCACTGATTATTTATATTGCCGTAGGCCCGTGAAGCGGCAATTCCGTTGAGGCTTTCGCCATCCCGCTGCCCACTCAGTGAATGGGCAGAAGTGATGCTATCGAGCGAAGCGAAACCACATGACCATGCCCAGGGCGAGACCAGAGACAACCCCGGCCAAGTAGGCGATGGAGATGATGTGAAGAAAGCTCGCTAATACAAATAGGGCAGCCCCCAGCAGGATCGCAGTGAGCAAGCGGCTGATCACCGCACCACCTTCACGACGCTGTTGATGCCCTTGTCCACGGCGCGGCGAACCTTCTTCGCCTCATCCGGCTGCAGGCTTGCCAAGTAGTCGTTGTTGAAAACGATCTGGGCGCGCAAGCAGTAGGTCTTCGGGTCTTTGAACGAGTTCGAGGTGTCCAACCCGCTCCGTGCTTCTTTGGGGACCGCGCAGTGGCGATATAGCGGGTTGTTGTTGGCGTCCTTCGAGTCTTCGAACGAGCTGTCGTTGACTTCGCCGATCAGGATCTGCTTGCCGAAGTCCTCGGTGATGTCGCTGGTGATCGCGCCGGAGCGCCCGATGTACAGCATGCCGGCGATCTCGATTCGCACACCGGCCTTGCTCACATAGCCTTGGCTGACCGCTTCGGCGGCGCTGTACCAGCTGTCGAATTCGACGATGCGCGCACCTTCGTAGTCTTTGTCGGTCTTGATCCAGTTGCGCACCGTAACTAGTGCACCGGAGCCGGACACCGCAGCGAAGGCATATTTCTTCGCTACGTCGTCGTCTTCCATCTTGCCGAAGTCGTCGATGCCGCCCTTGCCGTGCAACCAATAGACGACTTCCTCGTGAGCGTCGGTGACCTTGATGTCGACTGGCATCGGTAGGCTGATCACCGCATCATTTTGAATGACGGCAATGTCACATGCGCCATCCTTCAGCTTCTCCGCGTTCTCGACGCTGCCACCGGTGTTGATGACCTTCAAGTCTCCACCGGTTTGCTTGGTGATCACCGGCCCTATAGCTGAGCCGAGCTTCTCGTAGAAGCCGCCTTCGCCGCCGGTGCAGAAGCGAAGAGGGGGCGGTGCTGCACTGGCCACCGCTGAAACACTCAGCAGCATGGCCAGCAATAACGCTTTCGATTTCATGGGCGTTCCTCTGGGTTGGGTTACATCCCGCTGCACCCTGTCGCCAAGGTGCAGCGGCGATGCTGTGCGAATAGGGTGGCCAGCGGCCATCTCACCACTACGCAGGTGACGCACTTCCCAGATATGCTGAGAGCTCCACCAATCAGCAAGGAAAGACTTATGCAGATTTCTGCAGTATGTGCAGCGTGCGGGAGCAAGATGCTCGTGATTCCGGATGACGACGAGGTCGATCAGATGGTCCGGTGCAGCGAATGCAACACGGATATCGGAGATAAAGCGGCGGTTACGGCCAAGCTGAGAGAGGCAGCTCAGAAAGAGGCCGATAAGCTTGTCCAGGATATGAAACAGCGTCTCAGCAAGGCGTTCAAGCGTCGCTGATATAGCCCTTGGCGCCTTTAGTATCTTGCTCTAGGCGCTCTTTCACTCGCTGGTACACCGCTTCAGCGAGATGCTCTACCAGCGCTTCAAAGTCCGCGTCTCCCGACTTTGGGAGCTCGACCCGAACAGTTAATTGTTCAATTTCCATTGGTGTCACCTTGTTTGGTTGTCATCCCGCTGCACCCTGTCGCCAAGGTGCAGAAGTGATGCTTTCCGTCAGGCTACTTTTTCGTTTTGAATCCGCTGGTAGATCTCTTGTCGATGCACCGCAACATCTGCCGGCGCCTCAACCCCCAGCTTCACTTGCTGTCCACTAACGCTCAGCACCGTAATGCTGATGTCGTCATTGATGCGGATGGTTTCGCCTGGCTTACGAGTGAGTATCAACATGGTCCTGCTCCCTGGTTAATTTCCCGTCTGGCCCTGTCGCCAAGGCCAGCCAGTGAAATCTGGTCTTGCACCGCGACCCGCTTCTGGCGTCGGTCACTGGCATTAATCATCTGGCTTTTCGGTACAGGGTTACTCGCCACCCTGGAAGGCATTCGTTTCACTGCTTTGCACTGTACTGGTGAAGCGCCTCATCTTGGCTCCAGCAGGGAGTGCTCACAGCGCAGATCGGTGTTTGCTGAATCCAGATGCATCAGCAGGTCGATCTGGCCCGGTAACCAGACCCGGGCGTGGTTCAGTTCCAGAGCTGAAATGGGGATCGAAATTTATGATTCGCGCTGTGCCCGTTTCCGAGGATCGATCCGCGAAGGTTCAGATTGTGTAAAGAGCGGTAGGCCCTTCGGCCCTTCGCAACTGGCACCTGATTGGGTTCCGGGTTGCGATGGGGTAAATATAAGCCTGCTTATACGCTGAGTCAATAAGCCTGCTTATAATTTTTATCTTGCACACAAAAAAGCCCGCACATCGGCGGGCTTCATTCATTCGCTACGATCAATCGTCTTTCGACACAACCCAGAACACCTGTACGCCACCATCATCCTGGTGAGCGATGGTCACGTTTTCCACCTCGTCGATAGCCTCCAGCAGTTGCTCCCAGTCATCTAGGGATTCGCTCGAGGCTTTATAGATGACGGCGCGCTTTGCGGTCTGCGCGCCGGTCGAATTGATGATCTTCTGTACCCGCATAGCCATCAGATCGAACGAGGATGGAGGGGTAGGGGGAGTGGGTGCTTTCGCTGCCTTTGCCATAATAGTTCTCCGATTAACTGTATGAATAAACAGTATTTTATCCATGGGTAAAAGGCAAGGTGGGGAGAGTACTTTTGTACTCTTTTGGGGGCGGGCACAAAAAAGCCCGCGTGGGCGGGCGCGAATCGGGGGTTGCCGAAGGACTGGCGCTGATCCATCAGGTCAGGTCGGGTCAGTGCGGACGAGCAGCGGCCAATTGCTAGCCGTACGTCGCACTATCGAAACCACCGATGAATGATGAAATCTACCGAAAAACGCCCGGAGATTTGACCATGTACGACTACGCGAAGGTGAAGGCGTTTTCTGCCTGGCATGACTTACTGGTGAGCCCTGACGTTCGGATGAATGTACAGGAGCACTACGACGAACTGCTTCGGCTCGCTGACTATTTTCGAGAGAAAGGAATTATTGACCCAGAAGAACGCAAGACCTTGATAGAGGTGGCGACATTAGCCTATATGCGCGCGGTCGAAGACACGATCTGTGAGGCATAGAGCCTGCCGATAATGGCAACTGGCTGTGCTGAGTCAAAGATTGGAGGACTTCCGCGAGATCACCATCTCTTCCAGGATCTCTCGAACAAGCCTGTTTATGCCCGCGCCGCCGTGATACTGAAGCCGGTCGATATTTATGATCGTGAACTGATGCAAGCCTGGACCTGCCACATCGACGGATAGGGTGCTATCCGGATTGATCGAGCAGGCAATGGTGCAGTTAGGCAGCCGGCTGGAAAGAACCGCTTCAATTTCCTGCTTGCTCAGGGTGTCCATTGATACTCCGCAATCAGATGAAGAGGCTCACGCCGTAGCTATCGCCGCCGCCTCAGTCATTTAGTCTCGGCATTAACGTACTCAAGGGAAGTGTAGGTCAAAACGAAAGCCCGACACATGGCCGGGCTCTCTATAACACCAGGGGCGCTGATCCGTCAGCCGACCTGAGTGTAGGTCAGTATCTGTAAGGTTCAAGGCAGGGAAGGGCAGACGAAAAAAAGCCCGCTAAGGGGGAGCGGGCTGTAAAGAGTTATGGGACAGAAATAATCGTAGATCAACGCGCGCGTCTCGCCAAGAGGGCGCAAACGAAAAGCCCGTCCAGACGTATAGGCCTGATGAGATCAATGGAGCACAGGGGAAAAGAGCGCTCTGGCAACCTCGTCCAGGCGTCTTTCCACTTCCGCCAGCTCGGCCTCTTTGATTCCAAGTGCGTATTTGTAAGCGCAGAGCATGAGCTGCAGCAGCTCATCGTCTGAAATCTTCGCAAGATCATCTTTCAGGTTGGGGTGCTGGCTGAGCAGCAGCGTTCGCATCTCTTCTGCAGTTTTCGGCTTGTCCATGCGTAATGCCTCCATCGCTCAACCCGATTTTAGCCCACGAGAGCGGGGAGGAATGGCCGCTGATCGCCAGGTTATGAGAAGGAGAGGGCGCCAGATACGAAAAGCCCGGCGCTGGGCCGGGCTAGATTTTCATTTGCTCGAACTTGCCAGGAGGGCTGAATTTCCATACGACTTTGAAGGCGGCCCCGCCTTTTATCAGCTCTGACTGACTTATGATCGCAGGCCACCATCTAACAAGATTTTGCGCCTTGTTCCAGTACGTATCGGTACTCCACTGCTTTGCCAAGCAGAAAATTGGGAGGCCGCATTCACGAAAAGCCCGTCGCTCGGCATCTCCTTTCGCAAATTTATCTTGAGATATTACAGTCCATCCACCTTCGGCCTTTAGCTCCATGATCCAGTCGATGTCCTTTGTCTCCGGGGGAAATCGGTCTTTCAGGGGGATGACCAGATGCCCTTCAGCCTTGGACAGTTCGTTCAAGGCTCGAGCTAAAGCTGGTGGAAGATTGTTATCAATCAGAAATTTCAAGCAGCGATTCCATGCTCATAGGTTACCGCGGCATCCACTGCGGCAGTCGGTATCTCAAATATCATTGCTACACGCTTAGTATCTTGACCTTCAGCCTGATAGGCGTGGTAGATGGCAGCTGTATCAATGCCAGTAGAGGATAGAACCGGTTTACCGAAGTTTCTGGCTGGGTCCAACACAACAGCCTTGCTGCGCTTGAGTGGATACCAGCGCTGGGCAGATCCTTCCCCGGTGTAGTCGATCCCTTCGTACAGTGACGGCTTTATCACTTGCTTGAAGGCGTATTGCCTCTTAACCAAATCAAGGAGAGCTTCGTCGCCCGTCTCATCAAGTACCGTAGCAAAAATATCGCGGCCATCAGTTTGGAAGCGCTTGCAGGTAAATGGGTACTGCTGGTCAAACAGATCTCTAGCCTGCCGCGATGCGCTCCGAATAGCCTGAAGGCTTACGCCGTGCTGTCGAAACGCATGCACGAAACGAATTTCCAGCAGGTCGTGGAAGCCGATCAGCTTCTCATCCAGAAAAGATAGCTCGGGAGTCCAGAGGCCAGGGTGATCTACCCCGTGGGCGCTGTAGCCAAACATCCACCGCCGAATATCCTTTGCCGAAATCCCCGTATAAATAGAGGCCTCTCCAGCTGTATAAAGCCCCACACCGATGAGGCGGCTTGGTGATTCGGTGTTTTTCATATGCCCCTCCCTTATCCGTGGGTTCAACCTAAAGTCCAATTTTGGGCTTCAACGAGGTATCTAGCAATACATCTTAGACGGGCTGCCTGTAGAAAAGGTCACGCATCAGCCCTACAAATCCCCGTCGTATAAGATCCAATCACCCTGGTGGTCACCCCATCCCGCACCTCTGCCGCATAAGCAGTCAGCCGATCCTCATCTGCCTGGAAGATCTTGCACATCCTCAGCACGGCTTGGGCGTCGGCCTCATTGCCGGCCAGGCTCAGCCGTTCGGCGACCCGCAGCAGCTCGACGACTGACCACTTCAGATCGGAGGCGATGCCCTGGAGATCACGCTTTAGGTCTTGGTTTGGTTTGGTTAGTGTCATGTAGGTCATTTGCGTCGCTGGCCAATCTTGGGCTGAATTCTTGAATGGGAATGCCAGTGAGTCTGTGAACTGCTTGGGCTATACCCATATCCAAAGCTTTTCGTCCGGCTATGTAAGCCATGATGATGTTCAGGCTGACCCCTAGCTCCTCTGCGAGATGGCGACGTAATAGATGCTCAGCTCGAGGCTTGTTGGTGTTGTATTTGGCTATAGCTCTGCGCAGCGCCAAGCACTCATCTTCTTCCCACATCCACAAGCCACGACCAGACATAAAGACTCGCTCCGTGCGTAATGCCATCCTGGCTACTGAGTTCGAACAATCCCTCCGGCCTTCTCCTCATCAGCGCTAGCAGTCAACCGATCCCACCACTTCGTTCAGCAATAGCAATCCTCAGCGCTATCGCAGCCTCAAGAAGCTTCTGCGCCTGAGCCATAACGACAGCTGCCAGATCGTCATTACCGGCTTCTTTGAGGCTATCCACTACGTCCAGCAGTCGCTCCGCCTCGACCTCAATGGCGCGAACGGATTCGCCTATGTGGTATTGAAGTGAGTGCGCCATCTCGATAAGTCCTCTCCTGCATCTCACTGACGCGCCAAATCACTCAGCCTTCGCCCTGGTGATAATGCTTTTCTTCACCTCGTCTGCATACTCGGTCAGCTTGTCCTCTGCATCCGGAAACCCCGAGGTGATCCTCAGTATCTCCTGCGCATCACTCTCAAACCCCGCCTCGGACAGCCGTACGGCCATCTTCATCAGATCGACACTGGACCACTTGAGTAGGGCAGCGAACTCTTTCAGGTCGTGGCGTAGCTCCTGGTTGGGTTTGGTGAGGGGCATGGCTAGAAGTCTCCGTTTCGCCAGGTTGCTACAGCAGTACCGACCTTGGCCACTTTGCATCTACGACCTTTCCGACAATCTGCCAGTCGCCGTCAACCTCAACCGTGCTGAATGCAGGATTTAGCGGTTTCAGGTAAGCCCGGCCTGAATCCCATATGAACTGTTTAAAGGTTGCTTCGTTGGTGTCGGTCATTTTGGCGACGCAGTAGTGCCCATTGTCGACGTCGAACCCAGGAGCCACCAAGATAACCATGCCCTCCACGAATGACACGCCGCCTTGGGAGGTCATGGAGGGACCGCGAACTTTCAGCCAGAAGCCATTCGGTCCCGCCCAGGCATCGGAGGGGTGCATCTCGCAAGCCGTCACATTCGACAGCTCAATCGCTTCCATGGCGGCTCCTGCCTGAACCCAGCTGATCTCCGGGTATTCGAAAAACCGTATCGGACCAATCGCCGGCTCTACGTTGGCGTCAAAGCCGGAAGTTTCGGCAGTCATGCCGCCTTCTCCCTTCGCAAGCCAAATAACATTTACGCCGCATGCTTGAGCGATAGCCGGCAGGTGCACGCTCTTCATGCTTTTTCCAGTCTCAAGTTGGGAGATGGCGGGCTGCTCAACCCCCGCTTTATCAGCTAGGGCTTTTTGAGTCAGGTTCGCGTGGGAACGAGCGAGTTTTAATCGTTGGGCGAGAGTAGTCATGGTCCCAACATTATAAGTTGCCTTATGAGCTTGCAAATAAGCCTCCTTATTAATAGGATATAAGCACGCTTATCTAGAGGTGTTGCCATGAACCCCATTGAAAAGCTCGTCGGTTTCTTTGGCGGGCAAGCAAAAACCGCAGCAGCACTCGGCGTTTCCCAGGCTGCAGTCTCTTACTGGGCTAGCGGTACCCACGATATGAGCGCCGCTAAAGCCTTCCTTGCCGAAGAGTTAACTGGCGGTGCCGTAACCGCTCGCGAGCTGTGCATGTATAGCGCCAAAAAATCAGCCGCCTAACCCAGTCCCGTCACTCCCAACTGCGGAAGCGAATCCATGGCCTACGACAACAAGAACCATCGCAACACCCACCAGCTGAAGTCGCGCCTGAATGACCACGCCTACGACGCCATCAAGGCGGAAGCGCTGGAGCGGGAGACTCAACCGGGCGCCTTGGTTCGTGACCTCACGCTGGCGGCTCTGCGGTTCAAAGAGGAATACGGCTACTTCCCATTGATCGATGACAACGAGCTGGACGGTTTTCCGGCGCTGGCCGAGCTGGCCCGCGAGCTCAAGATTCAACCCGCTGTACTCGCACGCGATCTCATTCGCGCAGCCCTGCAAGCAAGACGAGAGCAGGACAGCATTACCCAGGTCAACGACAAGAAACTCAGCGCCTGACTAGGCCATGGAGGGAGCAATGCCTGCAATACCGGAAGTAGGGCAGTACACGCAGGACGAGAAGGACCAGCTTGAACGGTGGGCTGATGAAGTCGGAATCGGCATGGATCAACTCGCTGACCGGATTCTGCAAATGACGGAGCGTGCGATAGAGCGGCGCAGTGCGGCTCGACTCGCAACCGATGCAGCAGCCCGGCGAAGCCGTCTTGCTGCTCATTCTGCGCAAGAAGCCCAGGCAGAAAACGTGGTGTCAATTTTCCCATCAAGGTAACGGTCCGGCCCCTTATTAGGTGCCGCGACAGCAGAGATTGGACCAGGCGGGGCTGGCACCTAATTCGGGGCCAGAGAGAAAAAAGGGTCATGGGCTCATCCGTGATCAGTTGATGAACGAATGATCGCCTGGTTGGCATAACGCCACCACGGAAACAGAAATGAGGTTTTACGAATGGACAAGTTCCTGCGGGCCTGCCACGACGCGGTCAAGGACAACGAAGCTAAGTCGCTGAGCGCCAAGATGGGTGTTCCGCATGTGAGCCTGCTCCAGCGCTCGAACCCTGATAACGACGCTCACCATCTGACCATCGAACATCTGTTCGGGATCTTGTTGCACACCGGTGACATGCGCCCGTTGGCGACTCTTGCTGATCAGTTCGGTTTCGACCTGGTTGCTCGCGAGAAACCTACTGCCAAGCCGCTGATGGTAGCGCTCGGTCACCTGTCGGCTGAGTGCGGCGACGTAGGCCGCTTGATCTTCGATGCCGCGGCGGACAACCACATCAGCCAGCACGAAAAAGCCCAAGGCGAGAAAGCAATCCTTGAAGCGATCGATGCGCTTCAGGTTCTGCGCGAGTCGCTCAAGGCTGCCTGAATCGCAGGCACAAAAAAGCCGGGCTGCAACCCGGCTCTTTCAACAACTTGTAAAACACAGTGGGGCCATTATGAACACGATCTTCGCTCCAAGCAATACGGTCACCATGTCGAGCCGTGAGATCGCCGATCTTACTGGCAAGCACCATCACCACGTCGTCCGCGACATCAAGCGCAACCTTGCCGAACTGAATATCGATGTATCCACTTTTGGATGCATTTACCGGGATGAGCGTAACCGTGCTCAAACCGAATACTTCCTCAGTCACGACCTGGTCATGACGTTGCTCACAGGCTACAGCACTCCGCTTCGCCATCGTGTCGTGACACGTCTAGGCGAACTCGAAAACGTGTCACGACAGGTTGTCACGGTTCCGCAAACTCTCCCTGAAGCCCTCAGGCTCGCGGCCGACCAGGCAGAGCAAAACCTTCAGCTTCAGGCTGTCATCCAGAAGCAGGCGCCGAAGGTCGAAGCGTTGAATCGACTCGCCAATACCCATGGCTCGGTGTGCATCACCAGCGCTGCCAAGCAACTTGGTGTTGCGCCTCTGCGGCTATTCAAGTGGCTTAGCGACAACCGCTGGATCTATCGCCGGACCAGTCACTCCAGTTGGTCTGCGTTTCAACCGCGCCTGTCGTCCGGACTGCTTGAGCACAAGCTGGTGAAGGTCGGTACCGAACGCGAAGAGCTCAAAGTCGTCGAGCAGGTCATGGTCACTCGCCGCGGCATCACCACCCTAGCCGAACAACTCCAAGGAAACTCGTTGTGAGCGTTCAAGCAATGTCCTGGGCGCTCTCTCTGCCCACCGAGTCCCTGAAAGACTCAAGCGCACGTCATGTATTGCTGTGCCTGGCCAACTACGCCGGATCGAACGGCGCTGGTGCATTCCCGTCGGCCTCGACCCTGGCTCAAGACACCGGCCTTTCCGAACGCACCGTTCGCTACAAGCTGGACGATCTGGAGAAGGTCGGCCTGATCCAGAAGGGCAACCAAGCCATTGCCGCCGTGCATATCGATCGTCATGACCGCCGCCCAGTCGTTTACGACCTTCAGCTTTCGCGGGGTGCAAATCCTGCACCCCGTACAAAACGGGGTGCAGATGACGCAACGGGGTGCAACTCACAACAGAACGGGGTGCAGCCTGGAACAGTACGGGGTGCAGAATCTGCACCCAATCCATCACTTAACCATCAGGTAACCGAAGAGCAGCTGCAGCGCGAATTGGCTGATGAGATTTCTCGACAGGACCAGGCTGCCGTCGATGCGCCGGATGATCGCCAACGCTTCGCCATGTTCGCTGCCTGGGAGCCGAATGCCAAATCCCTGTCCGACCAGATCACGATTGCTGGTCTGCCTGCTGACGCAGTGCCTGACGCCGCAGTCCGTGCGTTCAAGGGTTTCTTCGTGGCCAAGCCCGCCACCGTCGACTCGGCTGCTGGCTGGTGCTTCCGGTTGGTGCAATGGGTGAAGCGCGAGCGTGTCAAGGCGTCGGGGCAGGGCAAGGCGCCTGATTTCGATAGCACCAGCTGGGCTGACGACCTTGGAGGTTTGTGATGAACGCACCCGCGAAAAAGCCGACCGTTAAAAGCGCCACCATGCTCCTACAAACCTTGGGCAATCTGCCGCCGGTTATTCCGTCGGTGCCAACACAGCTCGCCCCGGGGACCGCCGAAGTCGTCAACGCACTGTTCAAGGAGCTCAAGGCCATCTTTCCAGCTTGGCGTCAGGCGTGGCCAGACGACGAAACCCTGGACGCGGCAAAGCGTAGCTGGATCAAAGCGTTCCTCGCCGAAGGCATCAACCAGATCGAGCAGATCCGGTACGGCATCCAGAATTGTCGAAACCTCGGCGGCGACTTCGCGCCCAGCGTCGGGAAGTTCATCAAGTGGTGCCAGCCCACCCCTGAAATGCTGGGCATCCCTTCGCACGACAACGCCTTTCGCGAAGCCCTGGATAACTCGCACCCGAGTCGGTTTGGCGAGCGCACCTGGTCTCATCCGGCCGTACGGCACGCAGCGCTCCAATGTGAGATCCACAACCTCTGCGACCAGATTCCCGAGAAAGCCAGCAAGGTTTTCGATCGGGCTTACGACATCACGATTCGCAGGCTGGTCAAGGGGCTTCCGTTGGAAGAGATCGCCGTTGGTATCGGCCACGACGGTAGCAAGTCCCAAGTCGAGTGGGCCTCCGAGCTGACCGAGCGAGTTGCGCAGGTTCAGGTGGCGCGGATGGGCATTCCCACTGACGGGCAGTCCGCCCGGGAGCAGCTCCTGCGCCGCTTCGGTTTGACGCCTTCCCCGCGTGCCGTGGGAGGTGATCATCATGCCTAACCCGTATCTCGCGCCGACTGACCCAGCCGAGTACCGCTTTGCCGTGCACAGCTGCGGCTACAAGTGGGATCTGGGCTATCAGCCTGACCGCGCAGTGGCGTTGTTTTCGGACTCGGCAGCAGCTCTGCGGTTCGGCCAGTCGATGTGGCCATCCACCTGCGAAGTCATCGATATCACTACGGGGGAGCGGGTATGCGCGTGACCTCCAAAAAACTCCGCGCCTCGGCCAATGGCCAGGAATGCACTGTCCGCATGCCGGGCAACTGCAACTTCAACCCAGCCACGACGGTTCTCGCGCATCTGCCGTGCGGGCAGAAGGGCATGGGCATGAAGGGCTTCGACATTGTCGCGGTATACGCGTGCAGCGCCTGCCACGACGTGATCGACGGCCGTGACGCCGGCGAGGTTGATTGGCAGGACATGCCGCGCGCGATCGCCGAAACACATGAGGCCCTGATTCGGGCCGGCATTCTCACCGTGAAGGGGGCTGCATGATTGATCCAAAGACTTTGCTCGTCCTGATGCCCAGTTGGGCGCTGTACGAAGTGTGCCGTCGTCTGAACGACCGGTACCGGAAAGCACGGGGTGACCGGAAGTGAAGCCCGTAACCATGAAGTTGTTCAAGACCAGAACCACCCGAGCCAAGCCAGTCGACCGCGAAGGGCTGGAGCAGTCAGCGCTAATGGCCGAGCTGCGCGCCCGCATGCCTGAAGTGGCTGACCTGATCTTTCACGTCCCGAATGGTGGGCACCGCGTGAAGGCGGTTGCTGCGAAGTTGAAGGCCCAGGGCGTGAAGGCCGGTATCCCCGATCTGGTCCTACCAATGGCACGCGGCGGGTTCTTCGGCCTGTACATCGAATTCAAGGCGACGCCGCCGAACGACGCCGCGATCTCTGACAGCCAGCACGAGCGCATTCGCAAACTCAATGCCCAGGGTTATCTGGCAGTGGTGTGCCGTGGGCACTTCGATACGGTCGAGCAGATCCGGGCCTACTTGCGGCTCGCTCCTACAGTGGTGGCCGCATGACAATGACCGTGGCCTTCTCTGATGCCGAGCTCCGCCGCCGCGCTGAAGATCCGGCCGCCGTGTTGATGCGTGACCCGCGACACCCGGGGCTGTACTTCCGTTTCACAGAGACTCGTCCGCGTGGAACCTGGAGCCTGGTAGTGCGCAAGAAGTGGAACCGAATCGGCGCCTATCCCGACCTGTCGGCGAAAGCTGTGTTGGCCGCGCTGCCTGATCTACGCATGAGGTTGGGAGCAGATCCGGAGGCTGGTGCCACCGTGTCCGCATGGTCGACGCTGGGCGAGCTGTTTAAGTGGCACGCCGACCGGATGAGCCGTGACCGCAACCTGTCAGACGAGCGCAAGGCAACGAGTAAGTCAGCAATTGCGCGGCACCTTATCCCGCGGGTAGGTGATATGCCGATAACCGACATACGTCACGGCACCCTCGATGCTCAGTTGATGTGGCCGCTGCAAGAGACACTTTCGCTCGAGTATGTGCGGTTGATTTTTGGTGTGCTGGTGGTGGCGTGCCGTCAGGCGCACACCTTGGGCTTGATACCGAAGAACCCGATGGTGGGCATCAAGTTCAGCGACTTCTCCAAGACCAAGATCAAAGCCAAGCCCGCGCGTCTTCGCGGCGTGCAGATCGAGGCGCTGCTGAGCCAACTGCATGAGCTTTTCGAGTCCGATCCACAGCCGGCCATGCTCGCGCTGATGATGCTCTGCCACGGCACGCGCATCGGTGAAACCCGCAAAGCGCAGTGGTCGCACGTCAGCCTGTCAGAACGCACCTGGTATCTGCCGGTGGGCAACACCAAGACCCGAGTCGAGCACTCGCTACCACTGACTGAGCAGGTGTGTGCGCTGCTGATTGGGTATCGCGCACACCAGAAGGCAAGCGGCTACGAGGGGCAGTTCCTGTTTCCCGCTAGAAATGGGAAGGGCATGAGCAAGGCGCAGGCCAGTGCCGTGTTCACCGGGCTGGGGAAGGGCGAGTGGAGCAGTCACGATCTGCGCAAGTTGGCCCGGACCGGATGGGCAGATCTGGGGATCGACTTCCTGATTGGCGAGATGCTGATCAACCACGCCATGGGCCACAACGTGCAGGCATACATCCACACCACTGTCGAAGAGCGCAAGCGTGCAGCCCTCGAACTGTGGCACGGCCATTTAGACGGCAAGGGTTTTTCCCGTATTCACGGGTTGAAGGACGGTAGAAACGAAAATTCGGGTAAACCGCTGAAAGCCGCAGAGCATAAGGCCTGCAAGGCCAATCAAGAATCAACCATAGGCGAGGTTTAAAAATGGAAATTAAAGCTGATTCTGCCTACCTAGCCGAACTCCAGCGCCTGGCGGACCGCGTGATGACTGATCGCCGGTTTTGCGCCGACGAACACCACAAGGCTCTTGCCGCGGGTGTTTTATCCCTGATTGCCGAAATAGACGCGCATCGTTCCCAGCTACTGGAGGTTCAATGAAGAAGAGTCACGGCCCAGCGTTCCGCGCTGCTCAGCTGGACCTGGCCACGTGCCCGGCATGCCGTGGTCGAACTGTGATCAAAGGCGTGTTCCACGAGCTGGCCTGTGTGCAGTGCAACGCCTCTGGCTGGATTGCGGCCGAGACCGGAGAGGCTTTGCCGCTGGAGGTGCTGGTGACGCAGCTGAGCATCCGTCTGCAGGCCGCTGACCACCAGATCGAACAACTGAAGCGCCCGGTGCTCGTGAGCGGCCCGGCCGCCCAATACCAACAGAACAACGGCCGCGGCGCCGGCAAATCGAATTTCACAGGGGATTGAGCGATGGGCATTTATAAAGACGTGATGAGCACCCTGGTGCGCGTGCTGGCCGCCGACAACATCGACAACAGCACGAAGCAGTCCTGGCAAAAGCTGATCGATGCTGACCTTCGCTCAGGCGGTACCGGCAGCTCGCTGTCAGTGCGCGACAAGTTCGATTACGACTGCTGCCTCTACGCGCTCCTGCATCGCCAGCTTGAGCCTGCCCAGTGGGATGTGCTGGTCGCCAAGTACTCGACGCACAAGGCCAACAAGGTCGCCGCCATTGGCCGGCTGGTTGCTCGTATGACTTCCCCCGCACCACAACTGTTCATCTATAAGGCGCTCACTGCTTGGGCGATCCCAAAGCTCAAGGGCGTCCAGAGCTGCAAGCGTTCCACTGACATGATCGTGTTGCCTGCCGAGTTCTACGACATGAATACTTGGGACCTTGATGCGTCCCCTGAGCGCACTCGGCGTGATTGGCGGGCAGGGATCAACAAGCGCTTGGAGAAGCTCGAAGAGTCGGCCGTGATCCATGCAACTGAGATATTCGACCGTGAAGAAATCTTCCTCGACGCCGCTTGACTGGTTCGCCGACTCGCCGTAAATTAACCCAATCATGTCGATCTTGCGCGTTATGAGAGACGACACAGAAAGCCCCGCGACCGAGCGGGGCTTTTTCGTTTTTGGCTTGCCAGCTCGATCGCTTTTTGAGCGCTGTGAAGTTTGTTAGGCTGCGCGGCCCTGTACTTTGAGATCAAATGGACATGATTGCGCGAATTCTGCTTGTGGCTTTGTTTCTAATACCTGTCGTTTCTGCTCAGGCCGCCAAGAAGGCTCCGGCGGATGATGAAGTCGAGTACCTGATTCCTGAGGACTGGGAGTCAAAGAAAGACGAACCCAAGTCGCCAGAAGTCCTGGAGCTGACCCCGAAGTCCTTTGAGGCTGGTATCGCAAAATACATTAAGGAAATTCCCCAGTGTGCTGCCGCCAAGCTGGGCAAAGGTAATCCGATTAAGGATGGCAAGGTCGTTTACCAGGAGCTGAAATTGAATAGTGCTGAGGTCGACATAATTCTAGATGTCAGCGAGGCCGGAAAGATTTCGAACGCCAAATTCACCGGTCCGAACGGTGCGAGGGACAACGCGCAGCTTCAGCTGATGATGTGCTCGACGTACGCGATCATGCGAACCCTTCAGCCTAAATATGAAAAGCCGGATCAGGCTCGGAACAACATGGCACATGTTTGGAAGTCAGCAGCGACAAAGCCATTCAAGATGGCCTTCTACTTCAACAGCATTCAAACGCAATACGTGCCGTTCGAGATGAACGTGTTCTAGCCCAAGCAGTTCGCAAACAATTCTAAGCCCTGGCATTTGCCGGGGCTTTTTCGTTTTCGGCTCCACCACACCCATTGCTCCGAGCTGGGAGCGCTGTTGGGGCCGTACCTATCTCGCTCCCCGCAAGGGAGGACGCTGGATGCCACATATGCCAGAGAAGAACCCAGAAACATGGCTCATCGTCATGGCCTGGCTGAGCCAGCATGCCCCGATGTTCTATGCCGCGGCGCTGTCGTGCTGGATTGCGTTCCTCCGTGTCATCTACGGCGGCGGTGGGCGACGACAGGCCCTGCTGGAATCCTGCCTGTGTGGTGCGATCACAGCCGGAGCATTCCCGCTGCTTGAATACTTCAACCTCCCATCGAGCCTT